ACATCTTGACGATGCTTATTGGTATGATAAATACCTAAAAGAACAAGAACAAATTCAAAAACCAGTTGTACAAGATTCTGTACAGGATTCTGTACAACAAAAACCAAAAGAACAATGCTAGCACTACAGATTTATTTGTTATTCTCTTACTTAGGAGGAACAATTTTTTCAATTATGACATTATCTCAAGCACGTATGTTAACTGTTGCTGACATTTTAATGTTACTATTGTCTCCATTTGCAATTATGCCTATTATATTGGTTCAAATCATATCTCAATGCGTAGATATAGATACACCAGTAATTAAACTTTAAACATTTAACTTTAACTTATAGGACTTGTAGAAATACAGGTCCTTTTTTTCTGACAATCATATCACTTAACTGTGATGGTATCCATTATTTACTCTAAAAATGACAAAAATGAAGAATCAAATTACAGCTACGGCACAAGGTCTATTGACCTATGACAACAACGGTAAACCTCAACTTGAGCGTTACACTCACAAATTTCAATCTAAATCAGATTACAAACCAAAGCACATTCAACAAACAAGTGTTGATTTAGAAAAAATTCATTTGAACATGGTTCAACGCCAAATGTTCAGAAGATTAATGTATGGATTGAAAGAGTATACGCCAGAACAAATGGCAACGTTGTCACCTTCTGCAATCAGCAAAATTGTTGAAGACTACAAAAAAGCTAAAAGAGCTTTGCACATTATGAAAGCTAAAAAGTATTATTACGCTGAAACAAAGCTAATGAATGCTATTTTTCCAACATTTGATTTAGGTTCAAAAGATCATGATTGGTTTTTAGAATTACCTAAAACTGCAACTTTAAGAAGCCTTAGTATCTCTACAAAAGAAGTAATTCAAGAGTTTGTAAAACGCAAATTACTTCCTAAAAATTTCTTTAGTATTACAATGCAAAATGTTTCATTAAATGGCTAAAGCAACACAAACAGATGAGTCCATCAAGTATGGTGGACTCTCTAACGCTGAAATCATGCTTGTTTACCATCGTTTTAAAATGTACGTAGACAAACTTGATGAAAACTTAAACAAGAATCAAATCACAAAGACAGTAAAGACTCCAATGGGTGAAGGCACAGCAGTTATACAAGTTTCTGATGAGCATATTGCCAAATTTAAAGCTACAGAATATTACATTCTAGCAAAATCTGTAGTCAAAAAGCTGGGACCAATTGTTGAACTGTTAGAAAGTTGTGATGACACTTTTAAACAGTTATCAAATGAACTACGGTAGAGTAAACAATGTTGTGTCCTATTCTGAGTTAATTTCTTTAGAAGCTAAAGGGCTATATGCAATTGTTTGTTCTTTATGTGGTAACAAAGATTACTGTTATCCTGCAATTTCAACTTTATGTAAGATGTCTGGTAAAAGTAAATCTACCATACAAAGACTTCTTAAAGAATTAGTTCAAACGGGTGTTATACAAAGGTTGTATGACCCAACTCAAAGGAAAACCATCACCTACAATCTGATGGATAAAAGTAAAAAATCTTAAATTTATAAATCATGTCAAAAAAATCATTTTTATCACAAATTCAAGAAATTGAAAACAAAGAATTAGAATACAACGACCATGTGTTGATTTGTATTGAAGCAGATGACAACGGTATTCCTTTAGGAAGTGCTGTAAAAATTAAAGGTACTCCTTTTCAAACATTAGGAATGCTTGATCTTGCAATAAGAAAACTTGAAGAAGCTCGTGAGTCTATTCATGAAAAATTTCAAAATGTTGAAAGTGCATCACGTGCATTGGATAGCATGCCAAAAGAAATTGTTGACAAAATCAGAAGATTTGAAGAAGAAGCACGTCAAGCATTGAAAGATGGTGACATTTCTAAATTAGAGGAACTTAAAGACAAAGTCAGAAATGAACTTGGAATTACAGACAATGAAGATGACAGCTCAAGTCCAGATGATTTCAATATTGATGACTTTAAAGGAAGATTTTAAAGAGTGACGAGTGTCATGGGTGACACCCATGAAATTTCTTCCCTTTCTCTTTATATTCTTCTCTTTACTTACTATTCACTGGTGAATACCATCAAGTGTCACCAGTGAATACCTTTACATTAAAAAACCCTTTAAAAATAACACTTTTCAATCATGGGAGTAGACATTTATGGAATCAGTCCAAAGTTGACTGAAACTAAACCAGAAGTACCAGATAATTATGAAGAATTATCTCAAGAACAAGTCCAAGCTTATTGGAAAATGCGTGAAGAATGGGAGCAATCCAATCCAGGTTTCTACTTTAGAAACAATTGGTGGCACTGGCGTCCATTGCAAATGCTAATTTCAGTATTTAATGAAACAGAAGAACTTCTTATACCAGAAGAAAACCTAAAGCAATTAGGTGAAAATAGTGGTGGAGGAATTGATGACAAAGGTACATGTGAACAATTAGCAAAATGCTTTAAAGATTATGCTGCGCACATGAAATCAAAAGACATTAATGCTGTCTACTTAAATACAGGTTGGTGGAATGTAAAAGATTCAAATACCTTCTCTTTAAAAGATGAAGCAATTATTGAGGCATTAAATGCTAAGTACCCAGGTATTTTCTTTGAACAAGCTGAACTAGATGGTGTACTCTATGAGCCATCACACGCAACAAATATTGACAATATAGAAGAATTTGCAATCTTCTTAGAAAACTGTAATGGTTTTCAAATCTACTAATTCACAAAATAAAACTTAAAAGAAATGATCTTATTACAATCAATTATCGAAGGCACAAGTTACCAAGTTAAAACTCTACCTAAACAATCTTTTGAAAAAACTTTGACACGTCACATTTGTGACTTCAAAATTACTTCTCCAATTGCAGAGTTTGCAAAATATCCATTAGGAACAATATTCATCACAGATGGATATGATTTTCCAGAAGATGACCATTTACACATTCGTAAAGAGAATGTTGTTGCTATGTTTTATGATAGCACAGTTTTTCCATTAGCACATTTAGAAAAAACTCGTTTGCAAGAAATGGCTGAATTTACTGTTAATTATATGATTGACAGTGAGTTCTATGGTATTGAAAAAGCAAAAGCAATGGCAGAACAATTTGCATCTTATGGTTATGAATATGACTGGGATACAATGATAGCTCCAAAACCTACAACAATAGGTGAATTACCTTCTGGTACAAATCTTAAACGTACTATTGCAGCAAACTACCCTGTACCTTCTGTTAATGATTGTGGTTTCCACATTGATCCAGATATGTGGTTCTTGCTTGTGAGAAATGTACTCAGAGGAGAAAACACTTTGTTAGTAGGACCAACAGGTTCTGGTAAAACAGAAATTGTATCTCACCTTGCACTTGCAATGGAAAAACACATGTACATTCAAGACATGGGAACTGTTCAAGATGCTCAATCAGCATTACTTGGTGTTCACCGTTTGAATAAAGAAGGTCACTCATCTTTTGAGTTTGCACCTTTTGTACATAACATTCAAGCAGGTGGTATCATGTTGTTAGATGAGTTGAATCGTTCACCTCTTGCTGCAAATAATATCTTGTTTCCATGTTTGGACAAAAGACGTTACTTGCCAGTAGATATTGCATGTGAAGATTGTGATCGTAGAATTGCTGTTAATGAGAACACTGTGTTCTTTGCAACTGCAAACCTTGGTTCTGAGTATTCAGGTACACATTCTATTGACCGTGCATTACTAGACAGATTCTTTCCTATAGAACTTGATTACCCAATGGAAAAAGATGAGGTAAACATTATCAAATTACGCACTGGTATTGATGAAAAGTTTGCAACTGCAATTGTACGTGTATCTAATGAGATACGCAAGCAATACAAAGAGCAAGAACTTTCAACTGCAGTTTCTGTTCGTCACACACTTCAAGCTGCAAGTCTTATTGCAGATGGTTTTGATGTAGACAAAGCATTACTTGCTACAATCATGCCTTTGTTTGAAGATGGTATTGGTGTTTCAGAACGTTCTAAAGTACTTTCTATTGTATCTGCATTTTAAGTTAAACAAAAATATAAAGAGGGATGAAATACTCCCTCTTTTTAAATAAATTCTCATGAGCAAATTAATAAAAGATTGGTTTAACAGAAGAGCTGAAGACGCGTACACATTCAATGATGAATCAAAACGTTTCTTCAACTGGGATAAAGATAGGAGTTCATACTCTTCATACTTTATCAGAAATGACGACTCACTAAAGGAAGCTTCTAAGATGATTGGCTCTATGTTTAGAGTGATTGGTGTACCTAAAACATTTAAGTACTCTAATGACATCCAAACAGGTAAAAGAGGCTATCGTGATGCTAAGGTTCAAGTACCTTTAAGCATGTTAAGAGATGAAGAAGGAAATTATCTTGACAGAGATGAAAAACTATTAGACGCTTTTTATGGTGCTGCTATTCAAAATGCTGCTCTTGCAACTATGCAAACAACAAAAGAATATGAGAAAACCATGTTAATGCGTGATACTTCAAGTGGAGTAAGTGTAAAAGACTTGCTTGCAAGTGTACTAAACACAGAACGTATTGACAAAAAACTTGCAGACCGTCTTCCTGGTTATTTAAAGTTTGTTCAAAAATACAAAGAACATAGATTTGAAAACTATGAAGGCCCTGGTGTAGAAGCACCAAAACAAAAACGCTTACTTGATCTTGTGGTAAAGATGTTACGCTATCCAGCTAACATTTCTGAAGAAGACATGGAAGATTTTGGTGAACCTCTAAAAGCAATGGAGCGTATTCTTAAAAAACATGGTGGTATACCAAGTGACTTTGATAGTTGTGGCAGTATGGCAACAAGTTTGTCAAACATTGTATACAAATACACTGAAAAAGAAGAAGAACCTCCTGCAGGTGGTGGATCTGGTGAAGATGAATCTGATGATGGTGAATCTGAAGGTACAGGCACTCCTACAAAAGCAACTCCTGAAATGAGTAAGGGAGAACTTAACGATTTTGCCAAAGAAATGATGGGTGCGTTAATTAATCCTGAAGAAGGTCCTTCTGGTAGTGATGACTTTAAGAATGAGTTTGAAGAATTTGTAGATGATATGTCTGAAACAACTCCAACTCCTCCAAGTTCTGATATTAACTGGGATGATGAAGGTGAAACCTCTCAAGGAAAACTTAACTGGAAAAAAGCTGTAGTAAATGAACATTCTAAAATTAGATACAGAAATGCTATAACAAAAATTGACACAACAAAAGCTGCTGTGTTACAAAAGTTGTTTGCTCGCAAGAGTAAAAACTATGAATTTAGCATGAAGTCTATGCGTTCAGGACGTTTGGATACAAATAAAATTGCAGAAGCTGCTCAACAAGTTCCTACTATATATGAAAGATTTGGTCAAGTAACAACAAGCAAAGTTTGCGTTGGTGTTCTTATTGATGAATCTGGATCTATGGGAGGTACTAAAATAGAAAAAGCAAGAGAAGCTGCAATTTTTATTAATGAAGTATTCAAGAAAATGCCTGATGTAGAACTATTTATTTATGGTCACACTGCAGATTTAAAAAGTGGAGAGTCTGTTGACATGACAGTGTATCGTGAGAAAGGATTCATCACTGATTCATTTTCTCTTGGTTCTGTTATACAACAAGCTAATAATAGAGATGGTGATGCTATATTTGCAACAGCAAAACGTATGCGTAGTCAAACAGAAAATCAAGGATTACTTATTGTAATATCAGATGGTGCTCCAAGTGCTGTGGGTTATGGAGGACGTAGTGCAATTGAAGATACACGTAAAAAAGTTACGCGTGCTCAATCATTAGGTTTTCAAGTAATTCAGATTGCAATTGAAGAACATGTTCCTTCTAAAGAGATGTTTGATTACTATATTCAAATGACAGATATTAGAAATCTTCCAAAAGATTTAGTAAATTACATGTCTAAGAAAGTAGATAAGCTTATCAAAGAAAAGATTACTATTTAACATTATTCCAGGTGGTAGAAATATCACCTGGATTTACTTAACTTAAAATCATGGCAAAGTCAAAAAAAGAAGAATCATCAGAAGTTGAGTACACAGTTGGACAAATTGTAAGGCACACTAAGTTTGGTAAAGGAGAAGTACTAAATGTTACAGCAGATGAATCTATCAAGGTACAATTTGGTAGACGTCAAGTAACACTATTGTTAAAGTACAATAAAACCACATTGTCATTTTAAAACCAATAAGTAAAAATGATAGAAGCCAATGACAATCAAGGTTTTATGAGCATAAAAGTCCAGTTTTTTAAGGAATAAACTGGACAAAGTGCATGAAACGTTACTAAAAATTTATACAAACATTTAACAAGCACCAATAAAACATTTAACAAAACCTTTCGGTGGTAGGTAAACCCAATTAAAACTATGAAAACAGAAATCAAAATCACAGACTTAGAAAATGTTGAATTTCCTATTATTATCAAGGATAAAAGAGGGAATATAATTTATAAACAATATGAAAATGGTGGTTGGTATAAATACACCTACGATAAAAATGGTAATGAATTAACCTTTAAAGATTCAAATGGTGATTGGTATGAATGTACATACAATGAAAATGGTAATGAATTAACCTTTAAAAATTCAGATGGTTTTTGGAGGGAATCTACTTATGATGATGAAGGTAAAGAATTAACTTGTAAAAATTCATTGGGTTATTACAAAATTAAAGGCAAAGAGGTTACCAAAGAGGAATTTGAAGCTTTTGTAAATGGTACTACTGAATACACAATGGAAGAACTGGTTGCTAAACTTGGACACAACTTTAAAATTAAGAAGTAATTAAACTAAAAATCTTTAAACAACAAACAAAATGACACCAAAAGAAAAAGCAAAAGAATTAGTTGATAAGTTTTATCAAAGATTTCCATTAAAAATGAATGTAATTACAAGAAAAGGAGATTTATCTTGGGAATATGATAATTGGGAAGAAGCCAAACAATGTGCATTAATAGCAGTTGATGAAATAATAGAAGCAGGTAAAGATGTTGATGAATTTGCAAATGCATATTGGTATAAAGTTAAAGCAGAAATTGATAACCTTTAAACAACAAACAAAATGAAAGAATTAGAAATTCAAGAGACAAAAGCAACTGAAATTGCAATACCAAATAAAATAACATTGTATTGTTGTGTTTACTTCAATGACAATGGTATATTGTTTGCCAATTCACCTACAGAAGATAAAAGATATCAAGAGCAATACGCATTTAGTATGGGTAAAAATGTAGGAACATTAAGTATTTATAAGTTTGAAGTAGATGCACCTAAAATTAATTCTTGAACAATACTACAACAAAACATTTGGAGGTAAAGATGAGCAATAAACAAACAGCAGTAGAATGGATAGAAGATAAAATACAATCTGATATGACATTTATTGAAATTCTTGGGTTAATAAGACAAGCCAAAGAAATGCACAAACAAGAGGTAACTGATGCTTGGGAAGATGGACATGATTCTTTCTCAACAAGGAATGCAGAACAATATTACAAAGAAACATTTAATGTAGAACCAACATGATAACATTTTTATTAATAGTATTGGTATTGTACTTAGTTTCAATCCATAACACACTTCAAAAATTTAAAAAATAAACAATGACAAAAGAACTAAGATTGTGGTTAACATCTTTGTTAATCAAATGGGCTATGAATATATGTCCTGAAGGTAGTTTTAAAAGTGCACCTTATCTATTTGTAAAATACAACATAACTAATTTAAAATAGTAATATTATGAATTTACATCAAGTTAAAGCAAATGAACAGTTTTTTAACACTATTTTAAATAGTGTTGATGAGTATGGAATTTGGTGTTGGAAAGATAAAAATCTTATCTATAAAAAAGTAGGTAACAAACTTACAGCCAACTCAGAAGATTTAGCATACATAAAAGAACTTGTTTCAAATGAATATTTTGAGAATAATTTTGTAACATCAACCTAAAAGAAATGGAAGAAATAAAACAATTAGTTTACAACTCTGTGACTTGTCAAGAGTGTAATGAAACTATTGTAAGTTACAATAGACATGACTACAAAACATGTTCTTGTCCTAATGAAGCAATGGTAGATGGTGGCACTGACTATCTTAGGTATGGTGCAGCAGATATGACAAAAATTAAAATCTTTGCTGTTTATACAGATGATGATTTTGAACTTGTACGCAAGTACGCTACACGTGGAGGAAGAGGTATTGATGGTAAACAACCATTAACTTATGTTCCTTTATGTGAAATGAATGATGACTGGTTAGAAGCTGTATTAGATTACGGTGGTGCTAACTGGCATGTTGATCTTATTAAAAAAGAAATTAAATACAGAAAAGACCATGGCAGAACTGCATGAAACATTGATGGGAAGAAAACTTATTGAGCAAGTAATTCCAGATATTGCTGACAATCTTGCTAAGATTGCAACAGCAATGGAACAACAAACAAAAATCTTTACAGAAAGTGCTATCCAAGTATCTATTTGTTTCTATGAAGATGATGATGGCAAAAAAGTCTATGATATTGATCATATGGAAGAAGAATTTTATCAAAAGTTAAAAGAACTTGAATCATGAAAAAAGTATTAATTGGACATGTTGGTGTTGACTCAGGTCAGTTACTATTATGTGATCCCTGCAACATTGATTCTCAATGGAAAGAAGAAGAGTTTATAGATATCAGAATCTATGAACATGTGACAACAAAAGAAAAGCTACAATATAGAGTAGACTTTCCTCATTATGAACAAGAAATACCAAAATATGGTAAAACAATGAATGAGTTGATTAGTACAGGTGAATGGAAACAATTTGACGTAAGTGATTCAGCACAACATTCATTTAGTTACAACTCTTGTTGTCTTGCTACTTTGTCTGAAAAACGCAATGGTCAGTTACACAATGAATTTGGTCATGAAGTTGGAGTGGCTTTTTCAACAGCATGTGGTGATGGTGCGTATCCTGTATATGCAATGTATAGCAATGACGGAATTTTAAAATCTGTAACTGTAGAATTCTAACTTATGAAAGATTTAAAAATAAACAAAAAACCATTCAGCGAAACAAAACATTATTCTGGTACTTACACTTGTGACTGTTCTCAGTGGGAAGATGAATTACAAGAAGATGTTTATGAATTTACTCTTATAGTAAACATTGACAATGAAAATGAATCAACATCAATAGAAGAAATCATATGGGTTGGTAAACAACCACGTGATTTAGATGGAGCTGAAGATTATGTAAAAGAAAACTTTTTTGAACTTATTAATTAATTATTATGGAACCTTTAGATGAATTTTTAGAGAAAATAGATTCTCCAGTACAACAAGAACTAATTGAAGAAAGATACAGATTTGCTCATCCATACATTGATCATGAAGGAAGAGAACAAACTTCTAGTGTAGAATTACATATAGACTTTGAAGCTCAAACTTTTAAAGTATATCCAGGTGATGGTAGAGGTGAATTTGGTTTTGTTTCAGGTTCTCACAGATTTAATATGTGGCTTGCAACTACAAAATGTTTAACAGCTGCTATTGAATTTGCAGTAAAATCTTTAAATCTTGTAACAGATGAGTCATCCTTTACATCATAGTATTTCAAGCCAAAAGAAATGGGGTGGGCATGTAGATGACTACTTGCCTATCCATAATTGGTTTGATGAAACTAAAATGCACTATCCTGATATGAGGCATAGAGCATTAAGACATCACTCAGAAGGAATCTTCTGGTGTGAACATGAATTTGGCACATATATCACTAACTCAGAAGGACGTATGGTTCCTGTAAGAGCAATTGGTGAACAACATTGTATGGAAGACCTTGGTTGGATTCCAACAATTAAAGATTATCTAGATCACATGGAGGTTCAAGGTTGGATGTTTAAACCAGGTGATGGAAGAAAAATGTTAAAAGAAATGTCAAAAGACAAATCTGATTTTGTAAAAAAAGATAAATCAAAAGAATCATGAGTGAAGAAAAAGAAATCACAATCAAACAAATCCTTGACTGGTGTTTAAAGAAAACACAAGAAGGTTCTGAAGTTATCCTAAAATGGGATGGTGGAGGAGATTCAGGATGGGTTCATCTTGAAGTAGATGAAGAAGACAGTAGTGATCCTGAAGCAGAAAAGCTTATAGACATGATGTATGACCAACTTGACTATGGTTCATGGGCTGGTGAATTCTCTGCATCTGGTGAAGCTTCGTTTGATCCTGAAACACAAATGTTTCAAGGTACTGACTATTACACAGAAAATGATTCACAAAGTGTAGAAACAAATATTGAAATTAGAATTCCAAAACACATTCATTTTAGTGATTTAGAAATTCATACAGAAGATCTAGACTGTACTGTTACTGTTACTTTTGGTATTAGAAATGGTTTTGACCATCCTGATGCAAAAGATTTAGCTACACAATTAGAAGAAAGACTTTCAACAGAATTTATAGAAGCTGCTAAGGATGACGTAGATGATGAAAGTAATATTGAAGGATTCTATGAAACATATAATTTATTTAGATCTGATTTTACAGAAGACGGTGATGACCTTGTATATATTATGAAAGAAATATTATATAATAAAAGTTTTACCACTGAAAACTATGTAGAGATTAATTTACAAGAACTTTTAGAAGAAGAAGAAGCTGAATAACCATGAACTATCAAGAACTAAAGTACACAGTAGAGAACCAATCTGGTGTCTCTTATGAAAATGCATTGATTCTATGGAAAACAATGTACAAAGACTTCAATGATTTTTTGACAAATGTAATCATTTATGATTCTATGAAAGATTTTGGTGATCATTGTGCATCAGTCTGGAAAAACGTAGAAGTTGCAACAGCTCAAGATGCTTTTAGCCAAGAAAATCTAGAAATACGTAGGTTATTCTTCAGAGCTATTGGTATTGAAAAAATGTTTCAAGAACTTGACCCTGAACTTATTGCTGAAGAAACTATTGTATTTAACAATTCTGTTTGGAATGATAAAGACAAAAGTATGGATGTAAAAATTATTCATGATAAGTATGAATTATACAAAATCAAAGGTGATAAGTTATTTCCAGAAGAAAAGTCTGAATGGCGTAGAGCTAATGCAGATATCTATGCTGTACGTTGCTGGTGTACAACCACAGGACGTGAGTATTGGATTTATGTACCAAAAAATGTTGGTGAAAAGAAAGATGCAATTGAAGCAATTGCTTGGACTTTTCAGTTAAACATCTCTGACCCTGAAGCATTGTATCGTCAAGGTGATATCATTATTGCTCAAGCAGGTGTTAATTCAAAAGAATTATCGCGTCCTTATCATTTGGATAAAGATACATACTTAAAACTTTTAAAAGTACAATCATAATGGCAAAAACAAATTGTCATGACTGCATTCACTCAAGAAGTAATTCATTCATGAACTCTGCACACATACACTGTGCTATGTACTGGAAGTATTATAAGAAAAACAAATCATCTCATCCTAAAGGTACAGAACATGCTGTAAAAAATGGATGGTGGGATTTTCCTTATGATTTTGACCCAGTATGGATGACAGAAGACTGTAGAGAGTATAAAGAAAAAGAACAAGTACCTGAATCAAAATTGTAACATGAAAACAAAATCAGCAAAACGTGTGGTATTAGCCACAGGAGAAGGAGCAAATACTCATGCTATATCAAGCAATGAGCGTATAATCTATGAAGATTTGGGAAACCAAACTTTAAAACTTATATTAGCAGAAAAAGCTTTGATAACACATGAAGAGCATGGTCCAATCATGCTCAATCCTGGTTTTTATTATAAGACAAATCAAGTGGAGTTCAATCCATTTAATAATACAGTTTCTTACGTTTTTGACTAAGAAATTGTGAAAAATTCACAAAAACAAGGGTTTAAGGTTGCAATTTGTGATCTTAGACCTTGTTTTGTGTATTAAAATATTTTTTGTAATATTGCATTTAAAACCAAACTAATGAAAAACTGGACAATCTTTCCAGGTAGAAAATACAATTACATTCATACAATGAACATTACCATTGATGATATAAGAGCTGTATTTTTTCCTAAAACTTTCTCTGAGAAATATAGTTATCTTGGTTTAATACCAGGATGGAAAAAGAATGAAGCTATGACAATGCTCAAGGCCCTTGTTATTGCAATGGACTATGAAGCAAAACCTTGGTGGTGTCCAAGATGGTTTTTGCGTTTCTTAAACTTATTTGGTTCTGATAATTCTATTGTTAGAGTTAGAAATAGACGTCTTCACAATCTTGAAAAGAAACTTACAAAAGGTATTATGATGTGGGACCACAAAACAAAGTGGACGCATTATGACTTAAGAATTAGTATATCAGCTCCAAGATATCTTCAAGATTTAGCTGATGCTATTGAGTACAAAGTGTATAGTCTTGGTAGACAAGATGAACTTGTTGAAGAGATTCTTTCTTTAGACCCAAATGCTTCAATAATAAGAGGTAGTGCTACAAGACTGGGAGAACAACTAATTGAATTAAAAAAATCTTTAAACTTATATATACATGAAGATTGAAATTACAATGACAGAACTTTTACTCATAGTTGATATGATTAAAAATGGTGTTGAAAAAACTGAACCAAGTACTTCAGATGAAGACTTTTTAAATAACTATGTTGCTGAAAAAAAACCAGAACAAAATGACACATTTTGACACTCCTCCTCCAATAATTCTTACTATAAAACATTATGGTAAAACACTTACTGCTGAACTTCCATGGGATTCACCATTAGATGATGTCTATTTAGCAATACAAGGATTACTTGTAGCTGATGGTTTTCACAATGATGGTATTGAAAATTTCATTATTGAACAAGGAGAAGAACTTAAAGAACTAAAACACAAAAATAAAGAATATTATGAAAGTGAAGATTAAACTCTTAAATAAAAATGCTGTAGTTCCAGTTTATGCAAAACCAGGTGATGCTGGGTTAGACCTTGTTGCTACACACATTATTAGTTATGACAAAGAACAAGTAGTATATGGAACTGGACTTGCAATAGAGATACCAGAAGGATATGTAGGACTTGTATTTCCACGCAGCTCAATACGTAAGTATGAACAATACCTCAGCAATTCTGTTGGTGTTATTGATTCAGGATACCGTGGAGAAATTCAAGCAACTTTTAACTCACGTTTTTACGCAGATGTAAAATACAAAGCAGGTGAAAAGATTGCACAATTAATTATAATGCCTTATCCTCAAATTGAGTTTGAAGAAGTTACTGAACTATCAGAAACTGAAAGAGCTGATGGAGGTCATGGTTCAACAGGTAAATAATATGACTTTTAAACTATATTTAGAATTTAACTCAAGAAGATTTGGATTTGCTTTAATACATGAGAAGCAATTTGTTTCTTCTGAATTTAAACATAAGTTGTTTATACATTTCTTATGGTTTGAAATTGGAGTTAAATTTCTACAGTAAAACTTTTATTTATGATTGTAAATAAAAACAGTGGTCAGGTTATAATAATTGGACCATATGGTAGTGTATTTCTATATACACATGATACAGCAGATACACTTATCAAAGATGTACATGACGCATTGAAAGTAGGTACAAGATGGAATGATCCTGATTACTTATCTAAAATGATTTTCTGTAGAATGTTACCTATAGAATGTTGGTTAGAAGACAAAGGTTTTGGAATTGGTACTCAAATGTACAATGACGTAAACCTACTTATATCAGTTAACACTATCAATCAGACTATAACAATCCATTCTATGGAAGATAAATATAACAAAACTTTGCTTACTTTTCAAGAATTTGTTGACTCTTATGCCAACAATGCCAGTTTATAATAAAATCATAGCAATATAGTACAGTTATAATTTTAAATGCGTATATTTACATATTCAATGTTCTGAGAATAATAGTATTTTAGTGCCAGAATATAAAACACTGAAACTCAAATGCTATATCAATTGCCAAATGGTAAATGTATAGAAATCTCAATAGAGCAATACTTGAGAATGACAGATGATGAATTGACCATGTATGTGGCTTTCAACTATGGTGAAGAAATTAATGATCCTTTTGCTTTAAGCGTTTTGAAATATGGAAACGTCACAGAAAAAGAAGAAATTATTGATGAAGACTCAATCACAGTAGAAGAAGAATACATTGAAGATTTAACAGATGTTCTTCCTGAAGAAAAACTTTATGATGATGAATACATTGACTACGACAACTTAGAACAGTAACCTTATTAGATAAGAATGCTGCAATCAAAATTAAAAACATGCTCAGCTTGTGGTGAAGACAAAGTAATATGGAAAAATCATGAGGGTGAAAAGTTCTGCAAAGACTGCTGGAACAGAAAATCACCTGTGAAATTTCCTAAGAAGACAGGAATATTAAAACTGACTTCTGATAAAAGAAAACCTTTGGATTTACTTTACACAAAAATGAGGAAGGACTTCTTGTCTAAATCTGAAAACGCTACATGTTTTGCTAAACTTCCTGGATGCCTTAATTCCATGGCTGAAAATCTCACAATACATCACACAAAAGGACGTGGAAGATACTATCTTGATAGTACCACATGGATTCCTTTGTGTATGACATGTCATCAATGGGTAGAAGAGCACCCTGCACAAGCAAAAGAACTCAATTTATCACAATCTAGATTATAAAAAGAAAAAAATGAAAAAATTCATTGGTTATTACATTATTGGTGCAAACACAAAAGAAGATGCACAAAATGAAAAAGGTTTAATGCTTTGGTCTCCAAATAAACCAAATGCACTTAAACGTTTGTTGAATGAAATGTTGTTGGGTATCTACTGGGTAGACAAAGACAGAGTTGTTGGTGGACAAGAAAAAGGTAAAACTATGCAATCTGAAGGTCAACCTGTAGAACTTGCAAAAGTTAAAGATGTTCCTGTAGCAGAAAAACCTAAAGTAAAAGAAGCTCCAAGAAAGCCTCGTCAAACTCCAAGGGTTAATCCTTCAAAGAACTAAACACAAAGAAATGGACAACTCACTTGAATTAAATAAAAGAGAGTTGATTCAACAGGAAGCCCTGACTGCATCTACCACCCATTATAGATGTGGTCTGGGTATTTCCATGGGTGTAGGTAAAACCTTAATTGGTTTACGTCACATGGAAAAAGAGTTTCCAAGTTTAAAAACTAAATTTCTGGTAGTAGCTCCAAAAGTTTCAATCTTTGAAAGCTGGAAAGATGATGCTAAAAAGTTTGGACTAGAATACTTGTTGGATCATATTGACTTCACAACGTACATATCATTAAGTAAAAAAACAAGAGAATATGATGTCATCTATTTAGATGAGTGTCATAGTCTGTTATTTACTCATGATTATTATTTGGCTACATACACAGGTAAGATTCTTGGTTTAAGTGGTACTCCACCACGTTACAAGAACTCTGAAAAAGGTGAGATGGTTAATAGGTATTGTCCTATTGTCTACACTTACATTACAGATGACGCAGTAGAAGATAAAATTCTTAATGACTACAAAATCATTGTTCACAGATTACCATTATCAAATGCTAAAACTCATAAGGTATCAACCAAAAAAGGTGGATTCTTTATGACTTCTGAATCTCAGAACTATGATTATTGGTGTGGAAGACTTAATAGTGCAGCAAATCCTGCACAAACTAAAATCTTTAGAATTATGAGAATGCAGGCATTAATGCAATTTGGTTCTAAAGAAAAGTATGCCAGACAATTGTTAAACATGATGGATGACAAATGTCTTGTCTTCTGCAATACAACTGATCAAGCTGATAGAATTTCTGTACATAGTTATCATAGTAAGAATTCTAAAAGTGAAGAAAAATTGCTTGCATTTAAAGATGGTGAGATAGATGAACTTACATGTGTTCAACAATTGAATGAAGGTATTAACATTCCAAACTTAAAGTATGGTATTATACTACATGCATATTCTAATGAAAGAAAAGCTAGTCAAAGAATAGGACGTTTATTGCGTTTGAATCCTGATGATAAAGCAATCATTCATATACTTATGTATGGTAATACTGTAGATGAAGGCTGGGTTCAAGATGCATTAAGAGATTTAGACTCTGAAAAAATTATTTACACAGATCCTGTTTGTTAAATTATGCACAACACAATAGTTAAATTCACAAAAAAAGATGGACAACTTGTTCCTGCTTCAGAAGCTGATGCTGGAAAACTAAAACTTTTTGCAATGTCTTTGAAAGAAGGCACTGAATTAGAAGTTTACATGTCCATGACAAACAACGTTGACAAAACTGCTGGACAACTTGCAAAAGTCCATGCGTTAATTAGAGAACTTGCAAGCTACACTGGTCACACCTTTGATGAAATCAAATTTGTTATAAAAGACAAAGCTGGTCTGTATAATATTACAGGAACCAGCTCATCTGACAAACAATTAAAAAGTTTTGGTGATTGTTCTAAGGAAGAATTATCTACAGCCATTGAAACCTGCATTGAAGTAGGTCACATGTTTGGTTGTAACTTATATTAATCTTCAGATTCACCAATTAGTTTTTGTGCTTCTTCTAAAGTTACTTTTTGAACAAATCCTTGTTCTTGTGCTTTAGATTCAAATTCTCTACAAAGAATTAAGATTGTCTCATACTGACTAACCCATTCCTCTGTAATGTTTTGGTCTTTAATTTGTGTATGAGCATTCTGCATTTCTTCTGCAGATTTACCTTGTACAAAAAAAGCAACAATTGCTTGAATTCTTTGATAGTACCCTGTACTTATCTTAATTTCAACAATTGCACTTGGCATAATAACTTCAACCGTTGACGGTTGGTTTTCTGCACTTTCATTAGTTTGATTTACTTCAGACATGTCGTGTAGTTTAATTTCAACAAAAATAAACAAATAATTTAAAGTTTCAAAAAAAATGACAGAAAAAATTGCTATTCATCCAAAAGACATCAGTTTAAAGTTAGCAGACCTATTGAAAGAATCAGGTTGGCACAATGTCCTTAAAGGATTTTTGCTATCTGAAGACTTTGATAAAATTATTTTTGCTTTAAAAGACCAAGTGGACAACGACAAACGTTTTACACCTCCTTTGAAGCAAGTATTCAGATCCTTTCAAGAATGTCCTACAGATGACTTAAAAGTGGTATTCATAGGGCAAGATCCCTATCCTCAAATGAATGTGGCAGATGGTATCTCTTTTTCTTGTGGTAACACCATGAAAAAAGAAGCATCACTGCGTTATATTCATAATGCAATTGCAAAAACTGTTTACAATGACAAAGTTCTAGCAAAAGATTTATCTGCAGACTTAACCCCATGGGCTAATCAAGGTATTCTTATGCTAAATACTTCTCTTACAACAGAAATTGGCAAAATTGGCAAACATTTTAGTATTTGGGAACCATTTACTAACTATGTACTTGACATGATTAACTCTATGGACAAGTCAATTATTTTTGTCTTTCTAGGTAAAAAAGCTCAGGAATATGAAGATCTTATTTCTGACAAACATGTTAAACTTTATGCGTCACACCCAGCATCTGCTGCGTATCAAAAACAACAAGAGTGGGATTGTAATGATGTTTTCAATAAGATAAATGAAAAACTTACAGAAAATAATCAAAAAATTATTGCATGGTAGTTTGAAGTTACAAAATTTATTTTTATATTTGTAATCACAATCGCAACGCAAAAACGCAAACGTACATGTTTAATTCAAAAATACCTGATTCTATAGGAACTCCTATGGCCTCAGAAGGTGTCTCTGGACCACCTCCATCAAAACCATTAGTAAGCTTTGAACCTCAAAGTGTACCTGACAAACAACCTGTTAATCATCCTCCACATTCCAAGATTTGGAAACGTTATGGAGATCTTATGATGGATGGTGTTAATTATCTTAACAACCGCGCAACAGGTAAAACAAAATCTCTTAGAACACTATGGCCTTCTTTTAATAAGATTGGTTTAAATGGTATGGAGTGGCAATCACTTTATGTTATTGGAGCAAGACCAGGTATTGGTAAAACTCTGATTGCAGGTTCTATTACAAGAGACTTACAACAATTAAATCCTGATCAAACATTTTCTGTTTTGCATTTTCAATTTGAGATGCTTGGTAGAAATATGGCAATTAGAGAATTATCTTCTGCATCAAATCTTGATGTAAGATATTTACAGTCTGCACAAGATGAGGGAATGCCTCCTTTATCTGAAACTGATTATAATAAACTTAGTGTATATGCTCAAAAGCAAGGACACAGAAGAGAGTATGTTGTTGATACTGCTACAACTGTAGCTCAAATGCAAGAGATTGTTGAGAAGTTTTATGCTGAAACAAGATTACCATTTGTGGTAACACTTGACCATACTTTATTAGTAAAGAAAGGTGCTTCAGAAACAAGTAAACAACAAACATTAGAGTTACTTGCAATTTCAATGACAAACTTGAAGAATAAGTATCCTGTTATTTTTATTGTATTGACACAACTTAATCGTGAGATTGACAATACAGAACGTCATTCACCTGGAAAACTATCACAGTATCCATCTGAGTCAGATGTTTTTGGTTCAGATTCATTATTGCAATGTTCTGATGTTATGATAGCAGTAAACAAGCCTTCAAAACAACAAGTATCCATTTATGGGCCACAGCGATGGGTAATAGAACCACATATGAAAGACTATCTTGCTTTTCATATTCTTAAAAATCGTTTTGGTGACACAAGTATTCAATGGTATCATGCACATTATAAAACCATGACCCTAGAAGAAGTAACTGCACCAAAACAAGCACCACTTCCTGCAAGAAAATCATAATAATTAAATTAGTAAAAACGTAAACGCAATGAGCAACGCAAACGACAAACCTAAAAAGCATATCTCTGAGATCACTGCTGACTTCAAGCCTTTTTGGCAACCTCTCTTTACAGAGATGAAACTTGACTCACCAACTTTTGGTGCTAAACTTTGCTATATGGGTAAAGAATTTAGCACAGATGGTTCACGTGAAGCATGTGTAAGATTCTTTCCTAGTGAATTAAACAGTGGTAATGATTATTACACTGAACTATTTGATTGGGATCAGTATTACTTTACACCAAATCACAGAACATTGTACAAACTTCCTCAGAATCCTCATTGGAAAAGTGAACCAGAAAAGTATGTTGAAATTCCATCTGACAAATTACCAACATCAACCTTTGCAGTAAGATTATCTGATCTTGAAATTGTAAATAAATCTGATGTTAAATCCTTGGTTCCTGTTATGAATAATGGCAAACCAATTCAAGGTACAATAAATGCTTCATTGTTTGATAGTTTAACTACACAAGTTGATCCATTCAATGAAGAGTCTTTTGACGAGGCATTAGCAGAAAAAGAAGACAACCACTATACATCACTGACAATAAGAGATATTTATTGTATGATACAAAATGTGCCAATGTCTAATAAAAAATGGTTAAATCAATTAATTTCTAAAAACAAGTAAAAAATGGCAGAAACAACTGAGTTTGCCCTTCCAACTAAAATTGTGAAGGCAACAACAAAAAGTCCCAAGAACATGATTATCTTCAGTAAGCCCAAGGTTGGTAAAACAACTTTGTTAGCACAACTAGATAATTGTCTTATTATTGACTTGGAGAATGGTACTGACTATGTAGATGCAATGAAAGTTAAAGCAAACAGCGTTGCTGATATTGCTAAGATTGGAAAAGCAATTACAGACGCAGGAAAACCTTACAAGTTTATTGCAATAGATACAATTACAGCACTAGAAGAAATGTGTATTCCATACGCAGAAGAACTTTATTCTAAAAGTGCAATGGGTAAGTCATGGTTTACAAAAGGTAAAGCAGAGTATGGCTCTATCTTGAACATGGCAAATGGTGCA